GCTTAACTTGTAGCTGTTCATTCTGATTCATTGCCCGCCTCGTTAATGTCCATGCCCACCGGAATCAGGGTGGCTGATTGGTACAGCGTGTCACCGCCTGCAATCGGGCCGCGATTCGGTATCGCTTCGCGTAGTTCGTCGATTGTCTCAACGCCGATCTCGCTACGTGTCTTTAACTCCGCTATCCTGCGCGCTTTGAGTGCTTGCAGTGATTCAGGGTTGAACGTGATCTTGTATTGATTCAACTCCATACCGAACCGGGGCAATAAGAACCGGGATATTCCCGAAAATATCTTGTCAGCCAGGGGCAGCACGGCGAAGTCATACAGCATCTCAACGCCCGTTTGCATATTGTTGAACGTGCTTGCACTGGTCGTTACCAGCGGTAGCGGTATTTTGTATCTCTGGTAGATTGCGCGCCCCGCTATTTCATCCAGGTTCGCATAATCCATATCTTTATTCGTGTTACCCATCTCTTCAACGCTCTGAATGTCGCCGCCGGACATTACGCCAATCCTGCCGGCATTCTGTGGGCCTGCGAAGGTTTCGTTGATTGCCTGTGTGCGTTCTTTGTGTTCGTCGTCTGTTATCGTGTGTTCTTCTTTGAATATCACTAACAATGACATCCGCCCGCCATTATCAAGCACTTTAAGATTGTGAATCCGGCCCTTGGTTTGCTGGTTCGCTTCCAGGGCGGCGGCTTGCAGTGGGCTGTCGGGCCTGCCATCTGTGGGCATTGATGAAAAGCCCGCAATGCGGTATAATTCACGCATCGGCCCCGCGTAATATCTGCTTATGCGCTGCGCTGCGATCTCTTCAGTGAATCTACCACTCGCGACCCCCGCGCCTACATAAAAGTCTTTTACGTACTCCGTGCCCGTAACCGGGTTAACGGCGGTCGGTTTCACGGGGTACACCTCGACGGGTGCGACCGTGTTTGTGCCAACGGCGTACATGTGCGTTTCGTTCGTGAGTAGATAGTGGTGTGCGAGGCGTGTAGCAAGGTCTGACCACGTCATGTATGGATTTGGATTGCTAAGCAGATCAAGCACCGGGTGTTGCTCCTGGATCGTGCCGTCTGTCTCTTGCACGATCGGTGCGATCTGTTCGAACGCCTCCGACACCATGTCCACCGCGGTTGCTACACTGGAATTTTGCCTGTAGAATTTAAATGCTTTTTGCGGCGTGATGTTCTCGCCCATCAACGCGCACCCCAGGAAGTCCCCCGCCAGATCGTCAATAATTAAACTGCGTACATCGCTTTTTGTTTCTCGCTGCTTCTTACCGAATGGCCACATATTTAGCTCACCCTAAATTTTCCGCGTTTACTTAATTCAGTTAAAGCCCATACCGCAGCGTCCACGCGGTTAGGCGATTTACCCAAGCTTAACCCAGTTCCGGGGTTAAAGTCAAGCATTTCCTCTTCTGTCTTCACCAATCCCGGCTTGTGCTTCACGAATCCTTGAGCGTACAACGCCGCTATCGGCTCACTCCGGGTCACTTTGCCTTTGGACGCATGTACCCGGATGATTCGCCCGGTGAACCCTGCGTTTCTCAGCGTGTCTTCGCACATATCGCCGCCCTGATTCGTTTCGATTACAATCGCATCCGCTTGTAGGTCCCGGTGTGCCCTGATGGCTGTTGTGGCCCACTGCTTCGGCGTGCCTTTCCGGGTGTAATCCCGGTCAATCGTGTACTGGTTCATGCCGTGCCGTGTAGCTGCAAGTATCCCGTGTTCGTCGCTGGTCTTCGTGTTTGTCGCTGCTGGATCAACCGCAATGACTGTACGCTGGGGCGTGTTGAATGCCCCCGTGTGCGCCTGGTCAATATCGCCCTGTGTCCATAGAATATCGTCCGAATCCCGGCGTGGTGGTCGCTGCATATACTGACTGTTCCACGTAGTGCGTGCGGCCCTAAGTGCCGTCTCGTGTTCGTCGTTGTGCTTGAATGGCCAGAGCCATCCGTCGGGCAGGCCGTGCTGTACGGGCCTGCCGTGCGTGTTTTCTTCCGGGTACACATCTGCACTGTCGAGTAACGCGGGTAGATTTAAGTGATGCCACACCTCCCCGCTACCTCCTCGCAACAGGAACCCACACAGATCATCGTAGTGTAAACGCTGCATAACTATGATGATCGGCACGGATTCCAGGGCCAGCCGTGACTTAGCGGTATCACAATATGTATCTGTCAGTGCTTTCCGTTTTACCGGAGATCGTGCGTCCCCCGGTTTCAGGGGGTCGTCAAACAGCATCGCCCCCGTGAACTGGGTTTTGTCCATATGCCCCGCACGGAATCCAGTCACCTGGCCCCCTGCGGATGCCGCCCTAATACCCCCGGATTGCTTCGTCCACCAGGTTTTCTTGGAGTCTGTATCGTCCATGGTCTCCACAGGCCACATATCTTGATACGCCCGTGAGCGCACCACGCCACGTGTGGTGGATGAATTTATCAATGCAAGATCGTCTGAGTACGACAAATGTAAGAAGCGGTTCCGGGGATCTATTGCAAGCCCCCTGGACATGTAGTGAATCACCGCCAGCTCGGTCTTAGTGTAGCCCGGCGGTACGTTTATTATCAACCGGGATATGCCGTCCGGGTGTCCCGGCGGCAACGTTGTACGTTCGAGTGTCGATTGCATGACCCTGTGGTGCGGCCCGATGTCCATTTTTGCGCCGAGCCGTTGTTTCATGAAATACCGGGCGAAATACAGGCCGTCCAGCTCGCATTCGAGCTTACGTGCAGCCGTGAGTGTTCCGGGGTTAACAGTCATCATCTTCAAGCATCTGAGCGCGCACCGCCGCATACTCCGCTTTATCGAGCGCCGCTGTGGCGATAGGTGCGCCGTCTGGCCCGCTTATTTCTGTTGTCTGCTTGTCGCTTAGTCCCAGCTCACGTGCTATGATCAATGGGTTAAGCATGTCTGCTGCCGCACCCTCGAATTTCTGCGTCCTCACGATGTTCTCGACAGCATCGCACGTGTGCCTGAACTCTTCACGATTGCGATACAGTCTCCATGTCTCATATGTCACGCCCAGGAACGTGCTGAGTGCGCCCAATGTCATAGGGCGCATCTTATGCAGCACTTCACGTTTGGTGTTCCCCTGGAAGGTTACAAGCTTCTCTTCGCACAGGGGGTTATCTTCGCACCAATGGAAATACTCACAGCAAGCGAGCCATAGCTCGCCGGGTGCTGCAAAAATGCGCTCGCGGTTAGCTGTCGCCCTGACTTCCCAGAATCTATGTTTCATGCGTTGCCACCACCACCACTACTTGGTACACCCTCTCCCCTGGTTCGATCGCGCGGCCGCTTATGTTGCGGCCCTGCGCATCAATGACCGCGGGTGTGAGCGCACGGGGGGCGGGTTCAAACTTCTTAAATTTCAAGGACTCTTCAAATAAATTCATAATTCACACCTTGTACTCATGTATCCCGATGATCAGGTCTATTGTTTTTGCGTTCTCGCCTTGGCAGGCGCAGCGCATCCAGACTTTTTCCCCGGAGTCGGCGCGTCGGTCGATTACATCTGTGATCCCGGAGTCATTCCTGTTGCTGATAGACTGAAACGGAAATTCGTCGAAGTTCTCCCCGACTAACTTAGCGGCTATGCCCGCCGACTCCCCGGTTACGATCTGCACGACAAACGGCGCGTCGTCACTGGTCTCTACGACCATGATCTTGTGTAAGTCAAATTTTGTCATAGTGGGTTGAATCGGCGTGTCTGTCGAGCCGAGGACCAGCACCCAGGAGCCAAACGCGCTACTGCCAGAGGTGAGCTGAAACGGGTTTTTAGTTCCGCCCATCCTGTCCGCCACGTGGGTCTCCCCGGTGGCGGTAGTGGCCTTCTGGAGCCACTTCTCGAAGTTATGTAGGTGATGCTCGGTCTCGGCGACTTCTTTTTTAATTACGGCGATGTCCGCAGGGTTCACGCCCTGCCCGAGGGGCATTATACAACATCGGCGAGTACAACCGCCGCCCCCGTTGCCACGCTGCAACGTGCGTACCATATGTCCGCCGTGCTATCTGCGGTTATGGGCGTTATCACGTTCTTATTGTCCTGTAGAAAATATGATTCGTCCACCACCAGGGAGCCACTGCCCGCCGCCGAATGGTTAATCACAACCTGGCCGTTGCCCGGTTTCTGTTGGAGCACTACGGCCCCGGATTCACCCGCGGCGCTGATCGCTGTCCATGCGCCCCCGGTGATACTGTACGTCGTCATTGCCATCTGTCACCTCCTGTATGTTATGTTCACAATTTAAACTGGTTCCTACAGTTACATATAGATAGCCGTTTGTCAAGACCCGTGACCGCTACAGCGTTACGGCCGGTCACCGTATAGTTACCCTTAGTTACTTACTTTATATAGTATTCTTTATTATATAGTAAAC